TATGAGCAATAATAGCTCCTACCTGGCGAAGCGAATTAAACGCAGCCTCTGTGATGCTTGCATCTGTAGTCTCATTGAATGATAAACCACCATCCGTATACGTGCCATCAGATTGTACAATGGCCACATACACGACCTGATTCGCGGTGGGTGCCGCGGCGAATTGCACATAGGCGCGCAGCTCATATTCTCCAGGCGAGGCGCCTGTGCCGCGATCAACAAATGCACCTCGACGAGCAGCATTGGCGGCGAGATTCCGCAAATTGAGCTGCTTATCGCCGCCTGTATTGACAAACGTTATCGGCGTGCCTCGTTTCTCGTAAATCGGTGTAGGCATTTATCACCCTCCTATCATCGCACGTGCCGATGCAATGTTCCCTAGCTCTGGCGGCGTATCTAGTCCGATCTTCCGCCACCGCGAAATTGGTCTTTCGGCAATCGCCAGAATCCTCGCCTTGACGTTTGCCGTCAGTATCTCGTTTTCAGGCAGGCTCTGAACGAACTGCCTGACTGCCGGATGGCCAAAGTCGATGCCGCCGCCAACGCCGCGCTCGTCGCCAGGCATCTCCAGCATGCGCACCATGTCGGCAACCATGCGGCTTTGGCCTGCCATGACGTCGAGCATGCTGCGCAGATAATCGTACTCGGCTTGCGAGAGAATCGCCGCAAGCGTGCGAAAGCCGGCGAAGTAGCTCACGACCTCAACGCCTGCCGGCTCCAGCATCTTCTGCGCGACCTGTGCATCGCTCATCGCGGCGTAACCCACACCGCCCGGATCGTCTCGTAGCTCGGGGACTAGCTTGTCGTACATGTCATGTCTCCTGCAACATTCTTGGACTGTCGCAATTTCTTGCGCACGGCAATCGCCGCACGCGGAATCCACCACCGCCCACAGGCCAGTACGGCGCCGGCAAGCTGCCCTCGGCGACAGAGCACAGCCACGCGCTGTCGCGACACGCGAAGCATCTTCGCCGCTTGAGACACGCTTACGTAATGACTCAGTAGCTCTTCAAAAGTCATTTCAGAACATGCAATCATATCTGACCTCAGAGTATGGCGCCCGCGATGTGTCAGTTTACCGATGTCAACATTGTCACGCAAGCAGTCGCAAGGCGCCTATCATCGCAGCTTTCGCCGCTTCTGCTCTTCAAGCACATTGCGCTCCGCCATTTCGGGATCGTACTGCGTCCACGTCTCGCGTATCGCTGTTGCGTAGACGTGCCGCATGCCGCCATCGTCAAGCAGCGTTACCTGCCAGCCAAACGGCCACAGTCGTTGCGGGCCATAGCACGCGCGCCCTGATGGCGATGCCGCCCCTCGCAGCAATCGCCAGTCACGCACCTGGTGGCGGCGAGAATTGAAGCACCAGTCCCAGAAGATGACCTGGTCCAGGACGTGTTCCCCCATGTCGTTGTACAGGTGGTTCACCTCGACCAGATCGACGCGATGATGCCGGCTGTCGAGTAGCGGCGTAATGGCGAACAACGTCCAGGCAATCGCCGAGAACATGATAGGACCTCACGAGTATTGTTCGACGTGGGGTTCTGGCAGCCGTTCCCACGCTGCGCAGACATCCTCGAACCGTATGCGCCGCTTCTCCCATGGCCAGTAATTCCAATGATGTTCGATCATCATCATCCGCTTATGAAGCACCTCGACTGGCTCGTTACGCTTCTCAAAGCTTTGCTTCACAGCTTCCAGGTCGCGCTCAATCAACAGAAGCAGCGGCGCATCTGGCACCAGAACAGGGAGCCACAAATCCAAGTACTCGCATAGTCGCGGGTCTTTGATGACCCATGGGCGAGGCCATGCCTGCGCTGTACTGCGAAGCTCGGCCATTGGCACGTGCTCACCATAAAAAATGCGCTGATTGATTGCGCGCACATCGGTCGCCTCGGCAAACACTGGATCGTTGTTCGGAATATGCCACCCCATGGCGCGGAGCAGTTTGGTCACTACGCGCGACCCAGTATGGCCAGGTGTCAGCACGACCACACCGCGACCAGGTCGATCCAGGGCTGGCAGCGGGGCTGGCTCTTCGTTAGCACGCCAGTCGTCTGTCTCGACAAAGCGATAGTCGCTGGTGTTGTACCACTGCTTGCGGGTACGCAGCGCTAGGTAATTTTTATCGACGCGGCGGTCGGCTTGATGCGCAAGCGTCAGCGCAGGAGTTACGATGCACAGCAACCGCGCTACCGCCATGTCGGCCAAGAACAAGCGATGCTCACCGGAGATTTTGACATCATCGCGCCAACGGACACGACGCAAGACGTCTGTCTTCGCGATAAACGAATTGAGGAAGCGCCCTGTGGGGCGCCATAATGTCCCGCGTTCGGACCTTTGCCACGGCCAAGGGGGACCTGCTCGCACAACTGGCGGGCTGCCTGGCAATACAGTAATCGTCCCTGCCCAGTCGTGCACGCACTTCGTGCCCAGGTCGTATATCGGCCCCGCAGCCAGAACGGAATCCTTAACTTCCGCCAAAAGCCGAAGTGTTGCGACGGCGTCTGTTGATGGCAGGACGACGAAGTCATCGTCCATCAGCCATGTGAACGGCGTGCGCACCTTAGCTACAGCGGCGTTGCGCGCAGCCGACAAGCCGCAGTCGTAAGGCAGCGACAGCCACTCGACCTGCGGATGCTGCCGGCACCATTGCGCTAGCTCGTTCGTCTCAGCTTCTTCGCCAGACTGGTCGGCCACGATCACTCGTAGCTGCGGATAGTTGGCGCGTATCGACCTTAGCAGCGCTGCCAGACAGTTGAATCGCCTGAAGCTAACAACGATGATCGTAACCAGCCTGGCGAGAACGTCGCAAGCCTTTCCGCCTGCGACTTCTTCGATCTCTGATGCGGCACTCGCCGGCGAACTGCGGCGATCCAAGCACGTGGCACAGCACGCCATGTTGTCGATTGCCTTGTACAGCGTGCATTGGCCATGCACCTTGCATGCGAATACCTTGACTTCCACGTGCCCGCGGCATGACGGGCAAACCTGTCGAGAAACCTCCTGGCCGCGAAATACACAGTCCGTCTCATTAGACGCTCTTGTAGTTGACGCTCTTGTAGTTGACGCTCTGCCGCCGCGGCAAGCGCAGTCCGACGCCTCGGCGTACGACGCTCCATAGTTCTTGCGGCCGCAGTGCCGGCAAAAAACGATGTAGTGGCTCATGGAAGCTCATTGATACTCGTGGCATCCAATCGGATATGCAACGCACCGCCTTGCCAAAAAATCAAATAGCAGTACCTCGTTGGATTGATTTTCATCAGGCTTCCAAAACTTCAATCCGACGCGCGATGCATCAGGGAATACGTCCCTGCACCTAAGAAATTGTAGCTGTGGGTATTGTAACCAATGTCTAGTTTCAGACCAAATCCCTAAAAGTGCGTGACAAAACGGTGATCCAATATAGTCTGGGTTCGTACTATTCGACAACATAAGAAACCCGCATTCTGATGGACCAAAATTATCAAAAACGCCTTCAGGTTCACCAATCCAATCCCCTTCTCCATCACACCATCCAAAATAAATGCTACGGTTGCGATAATCAACGCGAAAGCCGCCTATCGGACCATTGTCACCGTCAAAAAACAATGCCGCCATGTTACTATTCGCACAGGACCAATGCACGTCAAATTCAAGATCGAAGTCGTCATACTCCGGCCCCTTCCAGGCCATTATATGCGGCCTCCAGATGAGCGTCTTGCGGTTCTGCTCGTCAACTGGAATCGTGTAGTTGTACGCAGATACTGGGTATACTTCATAACCGATCAACCCATAAACACTATTAAACCAATTGCAAACATGTAACTTAAGCTCCTTTTCCACGTCTTGTGGAATTGAAATCCAATCATCTTCCTTCCACTGACAGTAAGGATTCATGCGGTTGACGAAACAATTATCAACAATCGCACACAACGCATCATCAGGATGCTCAGTGCGATGCCCCTCCGTGTGCGCTCTTTCCAAAACGATTCCAGGATCCGTTGCGTTGACATTTACTTTTATCACTCGCTCCAGTTCTCCGCCTTCCCATATGAACAAGTAGTTAAAATACTCTGCAGCAATTGAATCGCCGAGTAGTACGTTGACGGAACTGGAAGCGCTGTGAACGACGCAGCCTATCGAAAGCCTCCGATTGCCTTGCAAAATTCGCATGTGCCGCGTTGCGACATGCTGCCACTGCTCGCCTTCACGACGCTGAATGGTATATGTCGCATCGCATACCTCTGCCTCGCGTGCAATGTTAACCGAAAACTTGTTTCCAAAGATTACTGTTACGTTTCCATGCGACCCCTCCAGCCAAGTCAATTCGACCAACAGTTCGCCGCTACGCTCAATCGTAGGTACGCCGCCAACGCACGGCGTGATCGCTTCGCCGTAAGTCGTCTGTATGCCATCAGCGATCTTTGTCCATGTGCCAGAGAGCAACTTTATGCTGGCCTGCTCTGAGGGCGTTCCGAATGAATAGAAAATTGGATCGGCGGCACATGGACTTTCCAGGCAAACATTGAGCGGCAGCGTTTCGTAATTCTGAAATGTCTGTTCGCCATTGCGGAGACAAGAGCAGTCCACGAGGGGGAACTCACAAGGAAACTCGCTTTTGCAACACCCGCACGGCCCGTTCACCCGCAACTTCATCGCTGCTCACTCCGGAGGAATCGAAGGACTCGCCGCCTTGCAGTAAGCTTGTGTTACGTACCACTTGCCGTTGAACGATTCGACACGCACCTTAGTTCCCGCCGGAACTGATTCGTTTGAATTCATCCAAAAGTCGTAAGCAACTAGAGTGTATGGGCTTTTCTTCCATCCGGTCTGATGTATCGAGAGGATCACTACATTTGCACTACTGCCTGCATTGAGCTGATTGCTTAATACGCCAAATACGATTGGCGCATGTTCCTGTATGGCCAATGCCTTGCCTTCTCCCAAGTCCTTCAATATCCGAAATCCAGGCAAGCCAACCCGAAGGAGCCAGGCGTTCGGATAACCACCAGCAATCCAGGGAGTAGATGGCAGCATGCCATTATACTTTACCGGCACTGGCTCCCACCCCCACGATGCAATGCCGTAATCGCGTGCTGGAACAGTGCCGCCAATGTTCACGAGATAGCGGCTCTGAAATACATCCCCTGGCTTTCCAACCTTGAAGTATCCCTGAGCATACCCAGCAGCCGGATCGGCGCCTTCCTCTACATCAATCACAAAGTCGCGAATTTCGAGAATCGCCCCATGGGGAGCATCTTCATCCTCGTCGAGAACAAACGGCACTACATCAGACAGCGTTTCGTCGAGAATATCTCGACTCGGATGCCGACCAATATGGCGGCGCTCCTTGCGCTGTCTCTTAAACTCAAAGTACATCCGCCGCAGTTCACCAGCGGCGTACCTCGACAAACGTACTCCGCGACTCATAGCTTTCGCACTTGAATTTCTTGCATGCCGCTTAGAGTTATCGTCGGAGCGCCGCCATTGAATGAATCAGTACGCACGACGCCCTCCCAAAGCTCCACCTCTCCGACATTTACATCGACACCTGTTGCCATGTCAAGCAATGGCAACCGTCCAGTTTGACGCAGTGACTGTAGCACAATTTTTCTGATGTACTTTGTGGTGCGAACAGAAACCGTTCCGCCAAGCACACTTATGCCATTGCCTGTTCCTGTCAATGTGAACGGCTCCTGAAAGTCCACACGCCCACCGTAAATCTGAATGTTGCCATTTGGTGGCGAAAAGACATGACGAAAAGTCGCTCGTCCCGCTTCTACGATAATCTGCGAATCGTTGGCCGTCATTTGCACACCACGCCGCAGCACGACGTCTGATTCTTCGCCCCACATTTCCAATCTCTTGAGAAGACTCGTTGCATCCAACCGATCCGGCATGAACAACTGACCGCCGCGAATACGCACCACCGTGTTAGCATAGTTGCTGCGCAGAAATACCGTCGGGCCTTGCCTGGACTGTGTACCAATATGCACTTCGGGGTTGATGCTTTGGCCATCAGCAAAAGCGATGTAATGCTCTCCACTGCCATCCAGCATCAAGCTGTCAGCGCCCCAAATCACAAGCGGACTGCCATCCTTACCAAGTTTCCCTCGATACGAAGCAGTCGTTGTAAACTCAGCGCAGTACATTGCCTGCGTGAAATCCCCGGTAAGACTGCCCGAAGCATCGTCGAAAATTACCGCATCAACGCTCTGCGGCACAGCACGATACGTCAAAGCATCGAGCAACAGATTGTCTGGATCGGGCGAAGGCTCACTTGCCGGCAATCGCACATAGATCGTGTCTTTGCCGAGCGAATCCTTGTCGTCCGTCTTCCACGTACCGGCCTCAAGGGGCCACGTCGAACTTGGCAGTAACGTCCCACGCAATGCCAGCTCAGAGTAAACCTGGGCACTAATCAGCCCATCGGGGATCGTTCCATCGGCACGCTTCAGGTAATAGGCATTCGAGTCGGCTCCGGATTGCATCCATGTATACTCCGCAGAACGAATGCTGATCCATCGCCACGATGCTGCGACGTTAAAAAACCCATCGTTGCTACCGAAATACTTGCGCAGGCCAGTAACCGCCATGTCAATATCTCCTGGCTAACTGAACAAAGTCGAAAAGTCCATCTCCGGATACGGCATCCAGATGCCATAGTACGGCACGATCCTTCCCATGCGTTTGATATCTGATGGCTTGCCCGTTCCGTCTAGCAGTATAGGCCCAGTTGGCGCGCTGCCATCGCGGGTCCTGAACCGCGTACGCGGAATGATTGGCGTCTTGAGTGGATTTTCGGAAATCTTCTGGAGCCTGGCGTCGTCGAGCATTGCGTAACCCTGATCGAGCAGACGCACGGCCCAAGTCAATGGATTGAACAGTATCTCGACACTCAACTGCCAGTAGTTGCCCTGATCGCTGCGAACAAATCGACCGCCAAGCGATCTTAGCAATGCCTGCCACCTCGACGGAGCGCTGATCGAGAACCCCAGTTGCGGCCAGTTAATTGTGAATGGACCGGAATTTACAACGTTCGTCAGACCATCCCATGCAGTCCCAAGATTAAACCAGAACGAAAGATAACTCAGACGAACAACAGTAATCTGAACCTCAATCTCCGCCGGTGGATCGTATGGCTCTAAAGCACTATTTGTAACTGGCATGATTTGACGCAGCGGCATCTGGTCTGGATGCCGCATGCCTATATCGCCAAAGTCTAGCCCATCTTCTGCAAAGCCATAGAAGAACGCTGTTTCCATCGGGACAGATATAGACTGATAGCTGACTTCGATTTCTGGTCCAATCTGACTGTTTTGTGGCCTATTGTCCTCATCCCTTCTGTTTTCACGGTTACTATTATCGCCGCCCTGAGGAACACTAGCCTGCACTTCGACATTAAAATGAGTCGCGTCAATCTGGTCAATTGTCAAAGACTTGACCATTGCAAGCGCAGTACCAGACCCAAACGATACGGCACGCCCAGGGGTCGGAAAGCCCGATTTTGATTCAAGCTCCTTCCGCAGATCATCCGCGCTAACGCCATCTTCCGTTTCGACAAAATATCGCCATGTCACCGACGGATCGAGGAACGCATCTTTGTCATTAACCTCAAACCCAGATCGATGCTGCCGCAAATTCAGCTTTTTAATTTTCCCGCTCTGACCACCTTGCGTCGGAAATCTCGTCGATTGCGAATTGGCTCGAATATCAAGAGGCTGCGTAGAACTCGAAGATACATTCCCAAGAAGTTCCTCGATCCGTCGAGGATTCGCAATCCCCGCAGAATTCATCCCCGAAAAGCCAGTCATAACCTATCCCCTCAAAAGTCAACAACATCACTTCCAGTGCCACGCAACTTAACGTTCATCGCTTGCAGCTCACGCAGTATATCTTCCGATATTTCCACCTGTCGCTCAGCAAGCTGCGTCTGTCGAACTTGCTCAGCCTCAGCCTTGAGGCGCGCGCTGACCTCGGCAGCCGTGCCGGCCTGCACAGCACCAGCAAAACGCTGCGTTGGCTCTGGCTCTAACTGCATTTTCGCTTGCTTGAGCTTTTCAACAGCCGCTGCAACGTTGCGGTCGAATGTCTCAGTGTCAATGAACGTTCCATTGAGAAGCTGCTTTAACTCTTCAATGGTGTCACGAAATTCCTCAACAGGCGTACGCACCGCTTTCGCCAGCTCTTCGCCACGTCGCTTGAGACGTTCGACGTCCGCCTCCATCTCACGCTGAATGCGGGCAATCTCCTGCTCCTCCTGGCGGCGACGCTCCTCAGCTTCCTGTTTCCGTTTCTCCGCTTCCTCCTTCATCTTCCTTGCACGTTCTAACGCCTGTTTCGCCATCGCGTCGCGGCGGCGAACCTCGGCCAGCGCTTCCTCGCCCAGGAACCACGTTGCAGCGGACTCAATAAGATCGGCAAGCCCCAACTTCAAATCGGCGAAACTAAATCCAACAAACTCCCCCAAAGCTTCGCCAACACGACCGAGTGCTTTGTACAGCTCATCGCCAGCCTGCGCACTGGTCATTAGTTCGCGCGGCAGCACAAATTCCTTGCCGGCTATCTCAGCAAGGATACGCTCAGCCTCCTGAAGCTGAGTCAATCGAAAGTCGCGCGACGCCTGCCCAGCATTCGCAATTGTGGTACCGAGTAGTGCTACCGCGGCCACCGCGGCTGTGACGCCAGCAACGGCTGCCCCAGCCGCGCCGCCAATTGCACCAAGCCCCGAAGTCACTGTTCTTAGATACTTCGTTGCGTCTCGCGTTGCACCTCCGAATAAACGCGATGCTTTCAACAGGTCGTTGGACAGGTTTTGTAGAATGCCTTTTGATGCTGACCCGCTACCTCCTAACAATGCAGGCTTCTGCGCTTCCTGCTTAAACTGAACGATCTTTTGTATAGACTGATCCAGCGTGCGACGAAATTCCTCATCCGTCGCCGTAAGCTGAACGTTGAATTTACCGATGTTCGCCATACTGATCGCGCAGTTTCTTGGCCCGCATAATCAGATCATCGGGCGATGGACCGTCGTGCTCATAGTATGGCCACAACAACTGAGGCAACGGAGCACTGCTACCTAGACCATGCAGCCACATGACGTGCACAGCACCACGCATGTCATCCCGCAGTTCTCCCCACGGGTCCTCGTGGTAGGCCTGCTTCCATGCAATCAGCTCCTCGGCAGGAAGCACGTCTAGCAGCCATTGAAACGACAGCACGCCGAGTGTACGCGCCAGCAGCACGCTGAAACGACGCCACTCGGCGGGTGTCAGTTTTTTGACGTGCCAGGCCAGACTGCATCAACCAGCTTCTGAGCTACGTCATATGGCACTGCTTCAACTAAATCGCGTGGCAATGGCTGCCCTTGCGCATCGCACAGCGTCCGCGCCAATAGCTCACGCCAAAAAACGGCCACAGTCTCGGGCCTGGTCTGGTCGCAGCCAGCCAGCAAGACTTGCAGCTCGATCCAGTTCGTGGCATTGAGCGGACGAAAATACCACGTCACGCCGTCCAACACAACTTCGCGAGGCGCCAAACGCTGGCGCAAGTATTCGAGACAATCCATGCTGTTCTCCTGTTATTTCTACAAAGTTCTCGATGGCTTCTGAGTCGCAATGAAGCCTACCACAAATGCCAGAAGTCGGTTATTGCCAGTCGTTGCTACTGGAGCATGCTTCACAACTTTTGCTGTAAAACCATCAGAAACACCATTCGCATACACGATCGACATATTCACTTGTTCTTTACTGTCAAGCTTGCTAAGCATTGCATTGATTGCCTCCCTGCTAATATCGTCATCGTACAGAATCGTCATCTCGAACTCGACAGTTTTGTACGTGCCAGGCTCTTTTGTTTCGTATGTCGCGCCAAGTGGCGTTGACTCGATCAGCTCACGCTCTAATGCAATAGGCTGCAAATCTGTAACTAGGCTCACGTTGTTTCCATCAAAATTTACAACAACTGCCGATCCAGTGTATTTTGCCATGACAGTTACTCCTGTGTTACACTTTAGCCAACGCTAGAACCGCCTGCTGCATTGCCGCACGCGACGCAAGTTCCTGCGAAATCTCGGCGGCACGCTGCAAAAAACGATACCCAGGGCCTGGACGCTTAGCGACAATGTGCGCATAACGTACAGGTACGCGAACTCGTACACCTGGAAAATTCGCCCTCACAAGCCGTCGCGCAAACAAGTACGGAGACAAGCGACGATCGCCCTTGAATTTGGCGAACTGACTTGGATCGATCGCCTTAGCAATATCGAGTACCTTCGGCGCTTTCTTGGAATTCGCTTCACGTCGATGCAAATACTCAAGCGCTGGAACAAGCTTCTTGTATAGCTTCGTCGCTTCAGTGTGCGTCTTTAGCCCTACCTTGCCTCTGCGCTTGGTCTTCTTTGCGGTAAGCCACTTTGCATATGCCCTTGACGGACCAATGAGAACCCTCACGTTTGGGTGCTGAGCTGTTGGGGTCAATATCTTGATTTCCAAGCTGCTATGCAATGCACCAGTGTCGCGCGGAGCAAGAGCGCGAGCTGCCGTACGCACGACACTCCCAGCAGCATTGCCCATGCGCAGCAGCACTATATTGCGCGACTTTTCCTCAATGCTGCGAAGCTTCTCCATCACAGCAGCGTCGCCTTGAACCTTGACTGAAACATTCATAGCGGCCAAGCTCCGATAGTCGCCTGGACAAGCATCAGCCCCGATTCATCTCCATCACCCTGCGGCACCACAACTTCACTCATCGCCTCCACTTTCCATTCCCACGTCACGTCACCATCGGCAGTTTGCGTTGAATCGACTTGATTGAGCAGTGCATCTTCAATGATGATTGCATCGACGTAATCTTGCACCACAAACTCGACCTGGTACGACCGCTTAAACACCTGCACGCCACTCACCACATTCTGCGACTCGATGCCAAGCAACCACAGCACGGCATACGGCGCGACAAACGATTGCGGCGCCCGGCCATAAGCAACACGATCACCAACAACGCCAGCAATCGCAGCGTTGCTAATCATGGCCTGTCTCAATGCCTGTGGAGCGCTCACGATTCACCGCACAACATGCGAAGTCGCAATCCATTCGTCCTCACGTCGATCACCGACAGGATTTGCAGCTTGCGTCGTCGATCTGGAAGAATCTCAAGCCAGCACTCGCTGAGATTTTCCCACTGCGGGTCGCCATAGCCGTGGACCTCGTAAACCGCACTGACTTCCGTCTTGTTCTGCCCCTCCGTCTCTCGATGCCCTGCTGGAAGTATCTGGCAAGGCCATTCAGGGCACACGACCGTCGGACTTCCTGTACGATTTCCAAGCGAATCCACAGTCGATGGAGGCCTGAGAATCACAACGTGGTGCTGCATTACGGATACGTCCCACGTCGCAATGACGACAACAACAAATCGAACGCAGCAGGCACCGCTTGCGGAGCTGATGTCACCTGAATCGGGTCACGCTGCGCAAACCAATGTCCAACAAGCATAAGTACAGCCTGCGTTGCCCTGGCCGGAGGCGAAGTATCTCCAGCCGTGAAGCTGATACGCACGCCGTCAGGATGGCCATCAGTGATGGGCCATCCGTCATAGGCATATAACGTCGGCGATTCCTGTGGCTCTAAAAGCACGTACTGATTCGTTGAGACAATCTCCCAGTTGCCACTTTCATTGCGCACCTCGACCTGGACCGAATTGTTAACGATAGGTCTCACGGGAATCGGTAGAGCAGAAGTCAGTTCGCCTGGATACCAGACAAACGGACCAGGCGCAAGAATGCGGCCCGTTGCATGCTCTACCAAATCAACTGCTGCCTCTCGAAGCGACTCTAGATAGGCATCGTGATAGTCGATGCTTTGCGCAATGCCTGCCTGACGCTTAAGCGCATCAAGAGACAGCGCCGCCGGCCACTGCGTCGGCGGCGCTGTCCGCGTTGGTCGGGCAACAGGAAGCTGCCGCGTCATGGCGTTACGCACGCATCAAGCAAGCCAGGCCTCGATCCGCGGCCGAATCAGGCTGCGACAGAGACTCTCGATGCAGCACAGCCAACACTGTAACGAACGCACCATTCGTGCCATTACCCACCGTCACAACAGGCTTGATGTACCTCTTGCGACCGCCGTAGTTGCGCACTTCAAACTTCCAAACCTTGTTACCATCGGCCGCTGTAGGCAGCGCTGATGTGGCACCGTTGGGCTGCTTGTCTGTCCCTACGACAGTACCAGGCACGTCGCTGGGTGTCCCACCAAGCGTCGTGTCACCCGTCTTGGAGTCGCTCTCCTGCACCTTAAGTGCAGTCAAGCCAACATCCGTACTGCCCAACACGACGAAAATGTCGCAGGAACCGTACTCCGCCAGGTCGATGACCCTGGTTGCCGCCGAAGCATTATTCACCCTAGCGGCAGGGTTCAGAACAACGAAAACGTCAGAATGCTGGTTAGGATTCATGAGTTACTCCTGTATTAGCTCGCAGGCGTATTGAGCATCACCACGCCGCCCGCAGTCGTGTCGTTGCCACGTGCCACAAGCGTCGTATCGAACCGCGCCGTCGCATACAAGCGAACCTGACGAACATCGGGATCTCGGAACGTCTCGAACGTCAAGCCACGCCGCATCCCGAGAATTGCCGACATCGACAGATCACCGAACAACACCAACCCCTTAGTGCTGGTTTGCGTACCAGCATTGCTGTTCATGATCTGCACAATCTCGACCGGATAGCCCAGATAGGACGGACCAATCCGCCCTTCAAGGTCCATCATCGTGTTGCCGCCAGCCTTAGCCGCCAGTCGCAGCATCGACTTGGCCCAGCCAATGTTGCTGATATACCAGCGCGGGTTCAAGGCAAAGCGAGGCAGCTTGCCAACCATCGACACGAAATCGTCTTCGGTCAATGTTCCGAAGCTGGTATGACCAGAAGCAGCCGTCACGTTGCTGCCGGCATACTTGGCATCAGACAGCAGCGGGATGATGCCGACGATCCCGCCATACGTGCTCGTTCCGTCACCCAGGAAACCGCACTGGTCGATCTTCAAAGCCAAGCTCTGCGCCACGATCTGCGCGATATACGAAGCCAGGTCGATGAACGAATCCTCGGCCAGCTCGTAACTGACGCCCGTCTTGTAAACGAGCGTTCGCGCACGCAGTGTCGCAAGCTCGAAGGTCGGCTTCGACTCAATCGCCGGCGCTTCCTCAACGAGGAAATAGCCCTCCAAGAACCCATTCGAGATGTTGATCTGATGGGTATCGGTGGCCATCGGGAGCAACCGCGCAACACGAGCATACGTCCCATACTCCTCGACGAAACGCAGAATCGTCCGCTCCAGCTCTACCGGCACGAGCGATCCGCCGCTGCCGTCACTGCCGCCGGTCATCCCCATTTGAGGCGAGTAGCCGATCTCATTGCAAAATCGCTTCGCCCCCTCGTGGCCAAACAGAACAGCAGCGCACCAAGCGCCAGCACGCAATGCCGGCTCTACACCGCCAAACGCATCGGCACGCGACTGGCTACGCTGCGGAGGCAGGTGCTGCCGCGCAACAATCCGCGTCAACTGATCCAGATCGGCCGGTGCCTGAGTACTGGATGCGGGAGGCGATGCAGCCTGCCGGGCTTTCATCGCGGCCGTGACAGCCTCACCAGCCAAATGTCGCTCGATGGCAACAATGCGGTCCAGCTCGTCGCGTACCTGGTCGAGCTTTCCAGGGGCATATCCAGGCTGCCCAGGCACACCGCGCCCGACAATCGAATCGTACTGCTGCTGCTCCTCTTCGGAGAGCGTCCCCGCCGTGAGCTTGTCTAAGAGTTCTTTGCTCTGTGCCAGCAGCTCTTCATGCTGCGCCATAAGCGCACGCTTGCGCTCAGAAAGAGAGGTAGACACTGGTGGTCATCCTGACGCCACCCGTGTCGCTGAAGAGCGCACGCGCCGGCGAAACCTGCCGCTTGCCTACAAGCAAGCCTGCTGCTGAAGAGCAGCTACAGCTATTATTAGCAGGTCACATACTAGTTGTCAACGGCCTGATATTTCGCACTGCGGCCGCCAATCGACGAATCATCTTGTCTCGCTCAGTCTCCTGTGGCGCTGCCACTTGCACCAAATCCTGCGGCGGCGGCTGGCGGCAAAATCGCCCACTGATCGTAATTTGCCCAGTACTTTGAGCTGGCCCAACCTCATCAACAAGCCCCCACTCCAGGGCCTGCTGCGCCGTAAACCAAGTCTCCTTTTTCATCGCTCGACGCACTTCGTCCACGTCGCGATTCGCCTTGGCCGCATAACGCTGAGCAACCGCATCGCCATGCACGTCGAGCGTATCCGCAATCTTACGCAATTCCGACGCATTTCCGATAGCCATGACCCACGGATCATGAATCATAACCAGTCCGTTTTCGGCAATCCGCACATGCCGACTGGCCATTGCAACATAGGACGCACTCGACGCAGCCAACGATTCGATTCGCACCTCAGCATCGTACCGCTGTACCGTAGCATAGATCGCCATCGCCTCCAGCAAATCGCCACCTTCGCTGTGAATGCGCAGAATTGGCCTTTGCCCCTTCGATGCGATCGCTCGCATCTGCGACTCGATCATTTCGTTCCCAATAAGTCCCATCCACTGGGGACCGATCACGCCGCTCAGCACAACCTCACGATCCTGGCTCATTTCTTGCCTCCTTGCTTAGCAATTGCCTGGTCCACTGTTCGGATAAATCGCGAATCGAAGCCAGCCAATTCTGCACACAATGCTCGACTTGTCCCACCGTCATACAGTCGAGCAAATCGCGTCGGTGCTGTTCCGCTACGGCAATACCGATTTCTTCTGGCAAACCAAGCTCTTCAGCAACCTCACAGTATCGCTGCTGCTGAGACTTGTACGCCTGCTCCACCCACGCCGGCCAATCCTTCTGCCGCGGATAGGCCGCCAAAGCCCTCCGCCCCTCTGCGGCCATGAGCGGCCGCAAGCGAGCCGTCATCGCCAAAGACAACGGGCCCGTCGCATCCCTCATCGCATCTGAAGTAGCAGTATCCTGAGCGGCACGATTGGCCTCTGCTCCGTCGCGCGAATCAAATGCCGTTGTGCTGGGATTGAGCAACACGTCACCTCCAGGCAACGGCGGCAAGCCTTCACGCGCACGAACCTCATTAGGCGTCAGCACCATGTTGCGAATCAATGTGCCGTAAGCCGTCACCCGCTCAGCCAGGCTGGGGCGCACTAACTCCCAATCGTTGAATGCAAACCGCAGAGTTTCTTGTTCCTCGCGACGAATCAGCTTGCGAGTCAACTCCGACTCCCATGCACGCAGCCAGGGGCGAATCGCACGCTGCGCATACAGCGTCTGACGCTCAGCTTCTGTACCTCTAGCCTCGACTCCAGGAAGTACAGTAATGCCAGTTAGTTGCATGATTTCCTGCGCACTAAACGCCCTCTGCTCCAGCATCTGCGCGTCGCGATGATTGAACGCTAAAACCTTGGCAGTCACACCTTCGCGTAACAGCCCGACACGATGCGCATTGGTCATCCCGGCATGATACTCGTTGAACGCCTGAAGGAATGAACGCGCATCCTTTTCATTGCGAAACACGCCGGGCGGCGCTTCGAGAATCAACGATGGCACGCCACCAGTAATAAAGAACTTGCGGGCATACTCGTTCGCCGCGAAAGCCGTGTGCATAGCACGCTGCGCTAAAGACAGCAGTCCTTCCCCCATCAACCCATCATGGCTCATCAAATACAGATGCAGAACATCCTCGTCTGGAAACGCAATCGGCGCGCGATACTCCGAAAACACAACATGCCACTTCATCGGCAGACGCCACTCGATGTTCTGCTCCTGCGGATAAATCAGAACAGTTACCGTATCTGGCGGCAGCAGCAGCAATTCTTCTGGAAGCCCATTGCGATCCCTTGCAATGGCAGCTCGCCCGTTGCCATGAAGCAGCGCATGAAGCTGCATCGCATGTCTTAAATGCCAGCCGTCGATAGCATCAGATGGCTCTCTAAGCAGCGTCAAAAGCGGATGCGCGCTGATTGGCTCAGACCATCCATCGCTACTGCGACGCAACAATTGCAACGGTAATGAAGCAATGTCAGAGCAAATCGCATGCAGGGTAGCCCATACCGGCGGCAGCCCAAGCGCCTTCTTCCAGTCCAGCGCATCACGGCCAAACAGCTCCGCCAAGCGCGATGCACTGCCTGCCTCGTCTAGGATTAGCGATGAAGCACTCGGCCAATGCTGCACACCCGAAGGCATCTGCGTCAATGGAACACCGACGCCCTGAGGGTGGACTACGACTTCAAACGATAAAGAGCGATCCACATTCGGCCTCCGTGCTCATGTTGAGCGATGCGCGTCCCACCGCCATGATTGCCGCTACCACACCATCAATGCGATCACCGCTACGCTCTTTATTCGGCTTGATATTCCCGGCCGGGTCTTGCGATATTGCCACGTTCCCCACCATCCATCGCATGACTGGATTGCCGTCATGCAGCAAGCGTCTCTCAAGGATGCGACGCTCAAACTCCTTGCTAGGTGCGCTCATCGATGCGTAGCCCTGGCGATGCTCAACGACAGTCAAATGTTCGCTTTTGAGTTGCTGAATGACTTGCTGAGCGTGCCACGGGTCCATGGCAACTTCGCACACATTATAACGCTGCGAAAGCTCAAGTACAAATTGGGCAACCTGGTCGTATTGAATCGACTTTTCGCCACTGAGCGTCACATACCCTTGCTGCTGCCATGTCTGGTAAGGAACGCCGTCGAACTGCTCGCGATATGCTGCCGTCTTCCCCGGCACGAAAAACCAAAGCTTCAACGCAACGCGGTCATCCTCCAATGGCCAGGCCGCGGCAATGGCCGTCAAGTCCGTCGTCGCCGAAAGGTCAACACCTAAATAACATGGACGCCATTGAACATCTGGCAATTCTCCGCGGCACGCATCCCAGTCTTCCAATGACAGCCACCGCGTCTCCTGGCCGACCCACTGGTTCAAATAGAACCGCCGAAACACATTCTCGTAGCCAGGACGCTTCAGCGCGTTCTGGTACTCTTCACGCAAAAACTCCAAGCTAATTGACTGCCCCAAGTTGGGATTTGCCTTTTTCCACACCTCCTCGTCTTGCCAGTCCACGCCCTCCAAAACCTCGTAAATGCACGGCAAAAAGTGCGGTGCAGAAATCGTTCCATCTCGTACGCTTCGAGCGTACGTCCACAACTCATAGCACAAGCTGGCCTGGTTATAACCTGCCGTGCTCATCGACACCATCAGCGGCTGACGCCTCGCACCCATCGACGATTTTAGCGCATCGTACAAATCGCGAGTCCGCTGCGTGTGAAGTTCATCGAACAGAACCCCATGCGCACTGAAACCGTGCGCTCCGCGGTAGTCCGCGGGAATGGCACGAAACACACTGCGACTCGCCGTGTGGATAATGCGCGCCCGACTCTCGATTGGCGTCAGATGCCGACGCAACCGTCGCGATTGCTCTACCATCGCTACCGCGTTGTTATACAGCAATGTCGCCTGATCCTGAGTATAGGCTGCGCAGTAAATCTGAGCCCCTGGCTCGCGATCACAACCAAGCAAATAGAGGGCAATTCCAGATGTGAGCGCCGTCTTGCCGTTCTTTCGCGGGACAAACAGCACGCTCTCGCGGTACCTGCGCGTCCCGTCTGGTCGCAGCCAGCCAAACAGGGTTACTACATAGTCCCTCTGCCACGGCGCAAGCATAAACGGCTTCCCTGCCCAAGCTCCCTGATAATGCCTTAGATATTCCTCGAAAAATCGCACAACCCGCTGCGCATGCTCTGGAGACCAGACGCAATCGCCAGCATCGCGCGTCGGATCATAGCCAGCCACATTCGTCGGCGGATTATCCAAGCAGGTCGTCGTCATCTTTGTCGCTCATCGGTGGCGTATATTTGACCCGCTCTCCCGGACCAATACCAAGCTGCTTCAGTACCTGCTGATAACGACCCGAAAGCTGAACCACAAAACGCCTGTCCCCTTCTCGATGCGCTGACAACAAGTGATGCCGAAGCAATACGGCCAGCTCCAGAAGCCGACCATCCTGCTGGCGAAGCAGTGCCGTTCCAACCTGTTTCACCAAACGCCGCCAGTCACGCACCGCGTCCTTGCCCAGCGCACGAACTGCGTCGCTAGGTCGCGGCACACCATCTGGCGGCAAGTCTTCTGGAATTGGCCGAAAACTACGATTGCCTTCAAGTTGTCGAATCAATGATGGCTTTCTTGGTCTTGGCATAACGCTCTAAAATGCGATGACATCTACGACAAACTGGCAACAAATTACTGACCTCTAACCGCAACTGCGGATCAACCTTGATCGGCACAATGTGATGCACTTCCTCCGCAGGACGACACAGCCCTTTCTCCAGACAGCGAGCACACAACGGCTGCTCTGCAATAACCCTCGCGCGCAACCTCAACCAATCGTTGTCGTACCCGCGTTTGTGCCGCGAAGGGCGATTGTCGCGAGAAGGGCGATTGTCGCGCCTCTCCAAACGCCATTTCCGCCGCCTCCTAGGCAGCGACGCTTGGCATCGCTCGCATGGAATCTCATGGCAAAGACGGCCACACGCACATAGCTTGTACACAGTCACCATAACTGGTCGTCTTCCTTATGTTTCCTTGGAACGACCTCGCTACGCAGTGCTTCACGAATGTTCCTCTGCGTCCATTCTTCGTAACAGGCACTGCATAGCGGATATTTCTGTTTCCTGAACGACCGCTCAAAAAGCCACCAGTATAAATCACTGGTCAACTTCCCGCACTCGCGGCAGCGACGCAGAAGCGGACGGCTGGCTTCGTGCCGCGGCCGCCCTGCCCTCCGTCCGCCCCTGCGCTGCTGCCGCCTACTCCTCACGACACTTTCGCTCCTTGATCCGACGCCGAATAAAAGCCGCGTCCTCACGCACCAGAGGATTCCAACACCTCCAGTCCGCCAAATGCCCAATCAAAAAGTGGCACCCACGCTCTTCGCACAACGTAATCAAATTGTTCGGCTCCAACTCATACTGCTGAGCAATGTGCACAGGCAATATATGGTGCACCTCAAGCTTCTTCGTCCCTCCGCAGCACTGACATTCCGGTTCCCGCGCCAAATGCTCCAGCCTAACCCTCCACCATTCCGGCGACCGCGCCTGCGAAGTGCCGCGCAACCAGTCTACGTACCACCGCAGCAAACTCATTTAAGATGCTCCTCAGCCTGGCGCAACTGCTCACGCGCTTGATCTTTTTTAGCCGACTTCTCTGGCACCAATGAATGCACAACATGCTTAGCAGCATGCACCGTATGCCTGAGCGCACTGTATGTACGATTAGCCGTGTGCTCGATGTTTTTCGTCCCTTCGCGAATATCATTCAGCGCCGAACGAATCTCGCGCCAGCTTTCAGTAATCTCTTGACGCATCGCGGCATCAGACCTCAGCCACTCATAGATCGCATCTGGAGTATTTTTCAGAAGTCGAATTAGCAACCACGCAAGCGTAATAAATACCGACGCAATGCCCAGCGCCGTCACGCTGAGAAACACAAACGCCAGTCCATGCGTTGCTGTCGTGTTGACCCAATCCACGGCATCCATGCCAACCTCACACAAACAACAAAAGAATGCGAACGAACCACCACAAAATCGTCCACCATGAAAAGTCGAACCACTCGCGCAATTTCTGCGGACGACGGCGGCATCGACACTCCAATTCTTCGCGCTTGCGAATCAACCACCCACGAAACCTTTTCATGGCCTAAGCCTCCCCAATAAACCGCGTACCACAGAAAGCGGCCTCAAGATGCGACGCACGGGGCCAGTGCGGTAACGATACGTGCCTGTGTACGTGTTCTCAGAAGACAGATTGCACTGACCAGAATCACAGGCTGTATTTTCAAAAGATGGCACAGGCGGAGACGATGGAGAGTCAGCGGTCTCGTCATCCGCCTGTGCCTGGGGCGGCGAATCGACCTGTGCAGCGGGTGGCGTCGCTGCTTCGCCGCTCGTAGTAGCCGGCGCATTCGCTATCGCGTAAATCACAGCGCAGCACGCAAGAAAGATAGGAACGTCACGCATTATGACAACTCCGGAGTGTACACGGTACGAATCACAAAAGCCCAACCCGCAGAAGCACGCATCATGCGCATCGAATCAGCGCCGAACCCATACTGAAAATCGCCAGCTCCAAACCCCCAACGCCCCCACGAATTCGCATAGATCGCATAAAGCTGGCCATCTTTGTACGTAAGTCCGCAGTAACAAATGCTATGGCCACTTCGGCCAACCACAACTGGTTCCTGTCGTAGAAGCGCTGTTACCAAACCCTCTAGCGTCCGAACAACGTATGTCTCTTGGCACCGAAACTGCCTGGCCACATCTTCCCATCTCTCTGGCCACTTCGTGTAAAAGCCCACATTGGGCATCGTCGCCACAAAGCGATGGCGATTCTCTTCAGTGTTGAGCGGCAAAGCGCCCCGCCTCGATAGCTCGTCTAGCGCATCGTCCAACATCGACCCGCTGTTCGGAGACCGACCAATCCTCTTATACAAGCTGATCGCCGAAAGCGGAATCACGCGATGCTTTCCCACTGTACGTGCCTGCACAATCTCATGCGCTTGACACGTCGCGTTGGCGACGCAAGAACCCTCTCCATCCTGATCGTAGATGCGCGTCACAAGCCTTACGGCACCACCGCCATCTGCCTCCATCGCTCGCACTAGCTCAGGCCACTGCGACGATGGTATCGGTGGCACAGCATTTTCGTAAGTACCAAAGCCATAAAGCGCACCGCCAGGCCGGGGGCCAAGATCGCCGCGTCGCCACTCCGGGACAACACGAAAATCGAAGTCCACAAATGCCGCATCAAAGTCCACGACTCAGCCCCCATACTGAGCAACGATATGCTGGACCTCGCCAATCGACTCAGGCAATGGACCAACATAGAGCAGCCTCCCAGCAGCCGTGCCAATCATCAGCACAGGCAATCGATGCTGCTGCCATTGCGACCACTGCGTAAGCCATCTTGCCGGTTTCTCGTCAGCCGTGCGCTGATCCTTGTCCAAGATGAATACCTCATGCCCCTTGATGCGCCATTCTCCCGATGTCGCAGACGCACGCATCGCAGTGTAGAGTCTCCCTTGCTGCGGCGTTGTTTCCGCCGACTCCATCACCACGACAATGACACGCGGGCCCGGCGCCCACCAAATCGCCAACTCTAGCGGACTCTTAGCGCCAGACGCTAGCCACACCACCAGCACCCACGCAAGAACAGTCCACGGCCTGATCGGTCGCATCAGCCATCAGCCCCATCAAAAAAGCACGCATACAGCTTCGCAATATGCTCTGCCGCATGCGAACACCCGCGCCGCTCGAATCGCCGCTGAACTTGCTTAAGGGCCTGTAAGTCTGCTACGTCTTGATCGACATTGGCAATAGCCTTTGAAGATGATGCCAATCGCGAATACACAGATGCAATGGCCGGCCAGAACTGCCACGCAAGCAAACAGACAGCAGCGACAATCGCCACCCACTGCTGAGGCGTCAAAGTCATGTCACATCTCCTTGAGGCGGTGCCGACAATTGCAAAAGAATGACCTGGATTGCAGTCTGCACCATCAATCGCCACTGAGCAAAAGCCGGGAATCGCGAAACCAACACTTCGTCGTAAAACTTCATCGCGACCGCCTCGATCTGCGCTCGCTCCTCGGGCGTATCGATGAACGACCGCCCGTACTTCACGAGCCAGGTCCACACCGCAGACACGAAGTCAAACGGCGAAACTTTAACGCTCCAGTCGAACGCAACCAAATGGTACTGTAGCGGATGCATGACTCGACCTCCTTTGTTCAATTATACGCAGACCAATTTTGCTATCCCTTTGTTGTTGCAGCTCATTTGCATTTGCAATTGATCGTTATGCGGAAATTTTTTCCGAGGTTCTCCCCCCAATACGGTTCCTGCGGGCGCGGATCGGCCGGCCCACCCCCCGGGAAGATGGGCCGGCAATGCTGCGGCCAACCGCATAGCGCACCTTCTCTATGGAGTATTTCCAGATTACGCGACTACCACTCACAGCGCTAGTGAGTGTCACCACTGATGAGTGTCTAGAGCGTAGATCAGCTCGCCGACACTGCGCACGACGAACGCATACGCGCCAGCCTTCTCCAGCTC